GACAAGAACAACCGGTACGTCTTCCAGACCCCGCAGAACATCGCCACCAGCCTGAACGTCTCGGACTTGGTCGAGGTCGAGGTCATGGAGGGCGCCGAGCGTGACGAGGGCGGCAAGCGCAAGCTGCTCGGCATCATCGTTAACCTGTCCGACTACACGCTGGGTGCCGACAAGGGCGGTGAGGTCAACTTCTTCGATGACTTCGATCTGGACATCAACCAGCAGAAGTACCTGCTGGAGACTCGCTGCTCCGGCGCGCTGACCAAGTACAAGAGCGCTCTGGTCATCGAACAGAAGACGGCCTGATTCGTCAAAATGGCTAAGTTCTTCGGAAAGATCGGTTACGGCGAGTCCGTACAGGTCAAGCCCGGGGTTTGGCAGGACAAGATTACCGAGAGATCGTACTACGGCGACGTCACACGAATGATGAAGCAGTATGTCTCGACCGACAAGGTGATTCCGGATCTCCGCACGAACAACCAGATCCGCATTCTCGCGGACGCGTTCGCTCTGGAGAACTTCACGGCCATCAAGTACGTGGAATGGATGGGGGCGCGCTGGTCTGTCAGCAACGTCGAGGTCGCACGCCCCCGTCTAGTCCTCGACCTCGGAGGGGTGTACAATGGGCCGACTGCAACTCCATGAGTCTTTGGTTGGGGCCCTTGGCTCGGACCATGTATACTACCAGCCACCGGAATCGGTCAAGCTCATCTACCCATGCATCGTCTATCAGCGCAACAACGCATCGCCGTATTACGCGGATAACGTGCTGTGGTGGAACTTGATCGGATATCAGGTCACGGTCATCGATCGCGATCCGGATAGTGTCGTGAACGACAAGGTGGCCGCAATACCGACGGCTCGTTTCAGCCGCTTCTTCGCGACTGAGGGCCTCAACCACAATGTGTTCACCATCTACGCTTAGGAGGATGCAGCATGGCTGCTCTCACCTGGGACCAGGATGGCGCTCGCGTCTACGAGACTGGTGTTGACCACGGCGCTCTGTACGTCGTGGACGCTAGCACCGGCAAGTACGGCAAGGGCGTGGCCTGGAACGGTCTCACCAAGGTCACCGAGACCCCGTCAGGCGCCGACATCTCCGATGTCTACGCGGACAACATCAAGTACCTCTCCCTCCAGGCCGCTGAGACCTTCGAGGGCACCATCGAGGCCTACACGTTCCCCGACGAGTTCATGGCCTGCGACGGAACCGAGGCTGCCGAGGCCGGAGTCTACCTCGGCCAGCAGGCTCGTGCTAAGTTCGGTATCGCCTACCGGACCGTCAAAGGCAACGACACCAAGGGCAACGCGTTCGGCGAGAAGATCCACGTTCTCTACGGTCTGACCGCCCAGCCTTCGGAGCGCGCTTACAGCACGATCAACGACTCTCCGGAGGCCATCAGCTTCTCCTGGAGTGTCAAGTCGACTCCTGCCGCGGTAACTGGGCACAAGCCTGTTTCCGTCATCACGCTCGACAGCACTGTGCTCACCGCCGCGAAGTACAAGGCCGCCAAGGAGACGCTGTTCGGCAAGAACGACACCGACCCGAAGCTCCCCACACCGGACGACCTCATCGCCGCCATCAAGGCCGCGGCCTGAGATACGCCTGCGCCCTCGGTCGACCACAAAATCCCGAGGGCGCAGCGCCTTGACAGGAACACGCATGCTTACACTTAATATCCACGGAGAGGAGAAGTACGACGATGCACGCAATCTCTTCATTCCTGGAATCGTCACCGAGCTGAAGCTCGAACACAGTCTTCTGTCTCTGTCAAAATGGGAATCGATCTGGAAAGTGCCGTTCCTCGGTAATCGGGAGCGCACCGCCGAGCAGTCACTCAGCTATATCGAGTGCATGACGATTGGGAGGGTCAACCCTCTGGCGTACTCCCATCTCACACCCGAACACGCCCAGAAGGTTGCGGACTACATCAACGATCCGATGACAGCGACGACATTCAGAGATCACGGTCCGGGATCCCGAGAGATCATCACTTCGGAACTGATCTACTATTGGATGGCCACGTTCTCCATTCCATTCGAATGCGAGAAGTGGCATCTGAACCGCCTCATGACTCTGATCCGTGTCTGCGGCGAGAAGAACAAGGATCCCAAGAAGATGAGCCGGGCCGAGATAGCTCGTCAGAACCGTTCGCTTAATGCGGCCCGTAGAGCGAAGATGGGAAGCAAGGGATGATCACAGGAACCATCTCCGGGAAGTCCAACCCGGGGTCCACTGTCGTTGTGGACGTGGTTAACGGGTCTTCTACCTCTCTCACCACGATCGATGGGAACATCAATATCCAGGCCGTTGGGTCCGAGGGCGCGTACACCCGAATCTACGTCTACTACGCGGACAATACAAGCGCGAAGTACAACGGAACCCTCAGTGAGAAGCGACCGATCTCGTTCAACGCGACCAAGAACACCGGGGGTGGAGGCAACGGTAATGTCCTTATCCTGCCGGTCGGTGGAGAGGTTCCGTCAGGGACTCCGTCGAACACGGTTATCGTTCGTAGGACTGTCTGATGGGCATGCGAATCCGAGGATCCGTCCACAGCTCGGATCCAACGAAGCCGCTCAGTTACATGGGGGCGTTCAAATCCGGTGACTGGGGACTCCTTGTCGTGGCCGGGCAGTTCGGAACGCAGGGTGATGCCACACCTGCGGGCTGGACAGGCATTTATGACACGGACAAGAAGGGCGAGAACTGGATTCGCTCAACTACAGTGGCCGTGCACAAGGCCCAGTGGGGCGCCGAGTTTAAAAACATTAACTGGGGGTCCAAGAACGCGGAGTACACGGGGCGTCAGTGCGCATATCTCGTTGTGATCGACGGGTCCACCATCGACAATATGGAGCTCGAAGCGATCCACAGCACCGAGAACGCACAGCTCATCAGCGACGTGCCGTGCTTCGGGATCATGACTATGCACGCCACGGCCTCCGAGGGTATCATCACTTTTCCCAGCACCACGACTATCGTCACGGATGGTGCTTGGGGGAAGAAGACCGACGCGAGCTGGAGCTCGATCGCCGTCAACTACGCCACAGCTCCTTTCACTGCGCCGGCAGGCGGAACAGTCGCCAAGAGCCGTACATTCGTCAAGGTCACCGAGCACGTTGAACAGGCGAGCGAGGACCCGACGATGGCCAACGGCACGCGAGTGGAGTACTTCGTCTGGTCCGGCACCGAGGCGATCTCGTGTGTCAGCATGAAGGCGATCCCTTATGGATCTCGTTCTGTCGAGGAGATGCTCAAGACCCCGAAGTTCTTCGTGGCCCATAGAGGTGGATCCGCATCCTGGCCGGAGCACACTGAACGCGCATATTCGCAGTGCCCGATCTTCAAGTGTCATGGTCTCGAGATGAGCTGTGGACAGTCGAGCGACGGCGTATGGTTCGGGTGCCACGACCAGTCGCTTTCACGGCTGGTTCCCTCACTCCCTAAGCCGGTGGACCAGTACACCTGGGCCGATATCCAAGCTGCGGCATCCCAGACCGAGTACATGCCGGCTAGACTTGACTGGCTGATCGAGCACTACATCGACAGCCATGTTCTCGTAGTCGACCCGAAATACAAGACCGGAAAGTGGGAAGAATTCCTGGCGGTCTTCAAGGGGCTGGAGCACAAGATCCTTTTCAAGGCATACGGTGACACCAAATGGGCATTCGACCCGATTCGCGCTAAGGGCGTGAAGACGTGGGGGTACGCTTACGCTGGCGACAAAGACAAGGCCTGGTATGCGGACTGGGCAGCGGGAAAGACCTGCGACGTTCTCAGCATGGAGTACACTGCGCCGCAGGATATCTGGACCGCCCTCAAAGCCTCCGGCAAACCACTAGTCTCGCACATTCCTTCCGTTCCCGAATCCGTCAAAATGGGTTGGAACAAGGGGGCAGACGGTACAATCTGCTCAAATCCCAAGGCGTGCTTTCCCACGTGCGCATGAAAGGAGGATGGATTGACTGTAGCTTCATACGCTGCTAGCTGTGCTAGATACTATGCTGATGACGCAAACATCGGATACAGTCAGCCCGAACGGTGGACCTTCTACGACCAGTCTGACTGGGACGGTTGGTTCCACGGAATCGCGGCCAACGCGGATTGCTCGTCGCTTGTCGCGGGATGCTACAACCTGGCTGCCCACCACGAGTGGGGCGAGCCCTTCACCGCGGGATACTTCCCGAAGTCGACCTGGACCGGATCCCTTCGTGAGGAGTGCGCTCAGCGCAACTTCGCGGATATTTCAGACTCATGGAACGGTAACGAGCCTGACGGCGGTTTCGAGGTTGGCGACATCGTCCTGAGCGAGGCTGCCTCCGGAGGGCGTGGCCACGTGGCCATTGTGACTCAGACCGGACCGACGGTCCTCGCCGAGGCCTGGATCGCGGAAGACGGCTCCATCGACGGCTACGCCGGTGATCAGACTGGTGGTGAGGTTCGCACGATCCTCTACAACGACCACCCGTACACCAACGGAGACGCCTGGACCCACTGCCTTCGCCGCAGGGACAATCACGTTTCCGTGGACGACGGCACGAGTTCTGGCTCTTCGTCCTCGAACGAACCCAGTCCTTCAACCACGAGTATCCAGGATGCCGTGCTGCAGGCCGCCGACAATGTCGGTTGCCCGTGGTGGGCGGCCCTTGCCTGCTTGTGGATGGAGACCGGTTTCGAAGGGGCGAACGTCTACGGCCACGACGCCGGCGGCGCCTGTTCCGGATGGGGCGAGGTCACGAAGGAGAACTTCGTTAACGACTTCTGGCCCGTCGTGTCTAACTGGGGGACATCCAACGGTGTCGGTCCACTGCAGGTGACTTACAACGGCTACTTCATTCAGGATCCGAACCGTGCTTGGTGGGATCCGGAGAAGAGCGCGGAAGTCGGTTGCGCAATTCTGCGCGATCTGATCGCTTACGAGGGTGACTCGTACGAGGACCTTCGCCGAGTAGGGTCTCGTTACAACAGCGGAAACGCCTCGGGTGCTTACGACTCCTACGGCGTCCCGTTCTCGCAGCACTGTGAATGGTGGTACAACCACGGCCGTCCTTCAGACGGCGGAGAGGAGTCATGGATGAGTGAGGGTGTTGACATTCTCAAGGAGATGAACGCTCGCCTGATCGAGATCTCGGACCAGACGGGTTCCGGCATCGCGGGTCGTCGTTTCGACGGTCCCCTGGTCGGTTGGTTCAAGACCGTTAGCGGTCAGCTCTCCACCCTGAACGACAAGGTCGACGCGCTGTCGGCCAAGCTCGACCAGAAGTGATCTGAGGAGGTCCAGCCATGCCTACGGGCAAATTCAGCGGCCGCTTTCCCGCGTGGTCCGTCGTCCAGGTGGACTGTCTCGATGGCGACACATTCGTCAAGTTCGTGGACGGCACCGGGCGTCTGACCGGTCAGGTCGATTACCGCGAGAAGCTCGACGCTCGCGTTTGGTGTCATGTCGGCATGGCTGAGGCCTATCGTCTCGTTACGCTCGACGCGTCCAGGGTCACAGACGTGTCTCTGGATGTGCCGGGCGCTAACGGCGGCAACACGAAAGAGCTCGAGCGACAGATAGACTTACTGGCCCAGGACGTTTCGCCGTTCGTCAAGGGGCACAGGTACTACAGCCCGGTCACCTACTTCTGGCCGGACTACTACAACGGCGCGACGTCAAAATGGAATAGAACGCTCGGATACGGCTCGTCCCTTGGCGTTGTCATCATGAACCGTAACAGCGGTGACTGGGAAACGTTTGACGCGGACTTCCAGAAGCAGGCGGCCAGAGCGCTTTCCGCCGGAGCTAAGCGCTGCGTCTTCTACGTCAAGACTCAATACGGCGTTGCCGAGCTTCCGAAGGACGACCCTGCTCGATCAGGGGTGCCCGACGTTGACAAGTACACTCGGGACTACATCCTCCAGCAGATCGCCTGGGCGAAGAAGAACTACCCGAATGAATGTCAGGGTGTCTTCCTCGACGAGGTGGTCAACGGCTGGGGTGCACAGGCGCCTAGACTCGACTGGTACAGGCAACTGTTCAAGAAAATTCGAGATCTCTACGGCAAGCAGTTCCTAATCGTCATCAACACCGGGTCCAACATCGCCGACGACTTCGTTAGTGCGGATTTCGACATCTGTATGTGCTTCGAGGAGACGGCAGAGACCTACCTCAAGAACGATGCGGCGAAGCCCGTCATGACCGATCGGATGATGCAGGAGCCGGCCACTCGCTGGTGGCACGTCATTCACGACGTCACCAAGGAAAACTACCAGAAGGTCGTGAACCAGGCGGCTTCTCTCGACGTGGCGCACCTCTACATCACCGACGGCCAGCTCATCAAGGGAGAAGGCGGTCAGTGGAAGCCCGAGGTGAATCCGTATCAGAATCCTCCGAGTGAATGGCTCATGCCTCTCACTATCGCGTGGGTCAACGGCTACCTTGACATCCTTAATCGGGTCATAGCTCTGGAGGCCAAGCAGAAGTGAGCGTCTCGCTCTCGCTCGACGGCAAGTTCGTCAAGACCGAGGCATGGCTCACCAGGCTCAAAGAGCAGGAGTACCTTGACGTGCTCAAGGACTGTGGTCAGCGGGGTGTGGACGCGTTGAGCGACGCCACCCCCGTTGACACCGGCCTCACCTCGCAATCCTGGACCTATAACATCGAAAAAAGGTCCGGTGTCGGCCGTATCGTATGGTCGAATACTCACATCGTCAACGGTGTCAACATCGCCGTGATTCTCCAGTACGGACATGGCACCGGAACAGGCGGCTATGTCCAGGGCAGGGATTATATTAATCCGGCCATGCAACCCATATTCGACGAGATCGAGCAGAGAGTGCTCAAGGTGGTGAATTCCGTATGAGTACCATTGAGGATAAAGTCGTATCCCTGAAGTTCGACAACAAGCAGTTCCAGTCAGGAGTTGCGGAGTCTCTCCAGTCCGTTGAGAAACTCAACACGGGCTTGAAGATGGAGGGCGCCACCCAGGGTCTCGACAACGTCGCGAATTCCGCAAGGCGTCTGACATTCGGCGAGGCCATCAGCGGCGCCGGGAACCTGATCTCGAACATGAGCGTTCTCGGGGTATCCGGAATCGCGGCACTTGGGGGCATCGCATCCAAAGCCGTCTCCGTCGGAGCGGACTTGATCAAGTCCCTCTCTATCGAACCGGCGCTCGACGGTTTTCAAGAGTATGAGATGCAGCTCAACTCGGTTCAGACGATTCTCGCCAACACGGCGAGCAAGGGCGAGGACATCAACAGTGTCAATGCCGCTCTGGATGAGCTGAACACGTACGCAGACCAGACCATCTACAACTTCTCCGAGATGACTCGGAATATCGGCACCTTCACGGCGGCCGGTGTGGGTCTGAAGGACTCGGTGTCCGCCATTAAGGGTCTGAGCAACCTTGCGGCTGCCTCCGGCTCGACCAGCGCCCAGGCGTCAACGGCCATGTATCAGCTCTCGCAGGCTATCGCTACCGGCACGGTTCGACTTATGGACTGGAACTCGGTGGTCAACGCCGGAATGGGCGGTGAGCAGTTCCAAGAGGCCTTGAAGCGCACTGCTCGAATCCACGGCGAGGCGGTGGACGAAGCCATTGCCAAAGAGGGGTCCTTCCGTGACTCCTTGCAGGACGGATGGCTCACATCCGAGGTCATGCTCGAGACTTTGAGTCTCATGACCGGCGACTACTCCGAGGAAGCCATCCGCGCGATGGGGTATACCGAGGAGGAGACCCAGGCGATCATGCAGTTCGCGGAAACCGCCAAAGGCGCCGCGACTCACATCAAGACCTTCTCGCAGCTTGTCGGAACAGTCAAAGAGGAACTGGGCTCCGGGTGGGCCACCACTTGGCGAATCGTTCTAGGCGACTTCGAGGAAGCCGAGCAGCTTTGGACCAGCATCGGGAACGTCATCACGTCCAAGATCTCCGATATTTCCAGCGCCAGGAACAAGATGCTTCTGGAATGGAAGGAACTGGGCGGTCGAGACGAGCTCCTGCGCGGCCTGAAGAACTCTTTCGAGGCATTGATCAAGCCCATTCAGGCTATCGGTAACGCCTTCGGGAGAGTGTTCTCCGGACCGTCGGCGCAGGGACTTTACAACGTCACGAAAGCCTTTGCGGACTTCACTGCCACCCTGGTCATGAACGATCGGACGATGGAGGTCATCACCTCGGCGTTCGAGGCTCTGTTCAGCGCCGCTAAGCTGGGGCTTGACATATTCGTCGATCTGGCGAAGATCGTAGGCTCAGTCCTATTCGGGGCGTTCCACATTCTCACAACCGTTCTCGGTATAGCGATCAGGTCCACCGGCGGTCTTGTCGGGGTCATCCGTGACGCTGTGAACTGGGTGCGAAACTGGTACGAGTCTCTCAATCTGTCCGAGCGCGTGATCACCGCGATCACCAATGCCTCGAACAAGATGGCGGACGCCATGGCTCGCACGGTCACCTGGACTAGGCAGCTCGTCGCCGGATTCAAACAGGGGTTCACTTCGGAATACGCCTCCACATGGGACCGTCTCACGGATGCCGTCGAGCGACTGTGGAAGGCGATGAAGATCGCGGGAACCGTCATCAAGGACGTGATTCTCGAACCCTTCAGACAGCTCAAGAACGACAGCGGCCCTGTCGGCGACGCGGTGAACGCCGTTGGCACAGCCGTGGGCGCTGCCGGCACTGCTGCAGAGAAGGCGGGCGGATGGTTCGTCCAACTCAAGGACAAGATCGTTGCGTTCTTCCGTGGAGCGGACGAGAATTCCGAGGGATGGGGGAAGTCCTTCGCCGACAAACTCATTCCGCTGACGGACCAGCTCATCGACAAGATCGATCATCTATCCGACCGCACTATGGTGTGGGGGAACACAATTGCGAACTGGGTCTCGCCGCGCGCTCAGGCATTGGCCAAGCACATTGACGAGCTCAGGTCAAAATGGAGTGAATTCAAGGAAGGTCTTGGGGACGTAGACTTCTCCTGGACTGACAAGCTGAAGTCCGCAGTGGCTGCTGTGGGCTCGGGAATCGGTAATGTGTTCTCCGGCATGAAGTCGGGTAACATCGACTGGTCCCCGTTCACCAAGGCGTGGAACGATCTTAAAGAGATCGTCTCTCATTACACCGAGAGAGTGCGGGGCGCCATTTCGGTGACCTCTCAGTTCGTCAAGAATCTGGATCTCGGGGACAAGGTATCCTCGGGATGGTCGAACTTCCTCGGTCTGCTGAAGAACATCATTGGATTCCTCTCCAAGCTCGGAGAGTTCGCGGTGTTCGTCGGCGGTAAGATAAAGAACGCGCTCGAACCGATCTTCGGCGGCATTCTCAACCAATTCAAGAACGGCGACTGGCAGGGACTCTTCGACAACCTTGTCAAGGGCGGAGCTCTGGCAACATTTGTTGTCCTGGCCAAGAAGGTGACCGACACCCTCAAGGCCATGAAACAGACGTTCGAGGGCTGGGCCGGAATCGGCGACAGCGTTAAGGGCGTCATCGACGGATACGCTGAGAGCATGGAGGCTGCCACCGGAAAGGTGAAAGCCGAAACGCTCCTCATCTACGCTGCGGCTATTGGCGTTCTAGCGGCAGCCTTGTGGATCCTTGCTCAGGTTCCTGCGGAAAGTGTCATGGCCTCAGGCATCGCTATCGGTGTGGCATTCACCGCCATCACCAAGGCCATGGAGAAGATGAACGACTCCATGAGTGCCGTCTCGTCGGGCAAGATGATCATCCAGGCAGCCGGATTGATTCTGGTCTGCACGAGCATCATCATCCTCGGACACGCTATGGAGAATGTTGCTTCTCTCGGGTGGGGCGGGATCATGAAGGGCCTCGTCGGGGTCGGAGCGGCTATCGGCATGCTGGTTGTCCTGGCGAACACTATGGGATCCCCACGTCAGCAGACGAAATTCATCTCGTTCGGTCTGGCGATGAATCTCATGGCAGCGGCAACGCTCATCATGACCAAGGTCGTCAAGAATCTTGGTGAGATGGACACCGGGAGTCTCATTCAGGGCGAATTGGCTCTGGCTGCACTGCTCGTCATCGTCGGCATCTACGCTGAGATTTCGAACAAGAAGGTAAGCATTGGTTCGGCTCTGGCGTTCCTGGCCATCGCCTACGTTTTGAAGCAACTGAGCGGCATCATTTCTGAATTCGCGTCCATGCCGTGGTCCGATTACCTCAAGGGCGTCGTCATGATGGGGCTGGTGCTCGCCGGACTCATCGTTGCGATGAATTTCAGCGACTCCAACATCACCGGTGCGGCCACTCTGATGATCGCGGTCCTCGCCGTCAAATTGGCAGCTACTGAGATAGCCAACATCGCCTCCATGGATTGGGGGACCTATCTCAAGGGTGTCACCATGATGGGACTGGTGCTCGCAGCTCTGGTTATCGCCACCACTCTTGCGGACGGCGGAATCCTTGGGGCAGCGGGTATTATCCTGACGGCCCTGGCTATCCAGATCCTGGTCCCGGCACTCCAAGCACTGGCCGACATGTCATGGGGTGAGTTGCTCGAAGGGCTCACGGGTCTCGGTCTGGCTTTGGCCGTCGTGGTCGTCGCCGGGTACGCAGCGACCGGTGCAGCTATCGGACTCCTAGCTCTAGGCGTGGCTATCGGGCTTATCGGCGCAGGTGTTGGTCTAGCGGCCATCGGTCTAGCCGCGTTCATCGAGGCGCTAACGGGACTCTTGTCTCTCGGCGGTCAGAGTGTCGAACTCTTCCTGCAATTGTGTCAGGGGTTGATTGACATGCTGCCATCGCTCGGCACAAACGCTGCGCAGGCGCTGATCAACTTCTGCCAGGTCTTGGTCGACAATCAGCAGACGGTCGTTGACACGATCACATTGCTGATGACGGCTATCGCTCAGGCAGCGATCAACTCGACCCCGACCATTGTTGAAGCCTTCGGTACCATCACCATGGCCATCCTCAACAAGTTCGTTGAGCTGACACCGGGTGTGACGCAGGCCGCATTCGATATGATCATCGGGTTCATCGACACCTGTACGGCGAACATGCCGACATTGGTGGCATCGGGAGCCAACCTGATCCTGTCCTTCTTGCAAGGTCTGAACGACTGGATTCCGACGATCGCTGACGCTGCCACGACTGCCATCGTGACCTTCATCACAGCTATCGGTGACAACTCACCCAGGGTGGTTAACGCCGCGTTCGACACCGCGATCAAGTTCATCAACGGTCTTGCGGACTCCATTCGCAACAATAAAGACCGTTTGTATGACGCGTGTGGGAACCTGGTGGATGCCATTAAAGGTTTCATCATGGAGGGCATCGATCGGATCAAGAGTCGTATCAAGTCGAAGGCCGGAGAACTGGGCAGTCACCTGGTCGATGGTATCAAGAACGCCATTCGAAACGGAGTTTCGCGGGTCGTCAACCAGATCAGGGACTTGGCTAACCAGGCTATTGCCAAGGCGAAAGATTTCTTCGGAATCCACTCACCTTCCAGGGTCTTCTACGAGATCGGTCAGTACAATATCCAGGGTCTGGCTAACGGTCTCAGGGACTCCGGTGAGGCGATCGGCGCTATTTCTGACCTGAGCGATACCTTGACCGGATCGATGAAAGCCGCCATGGACGGTCTTGACTACTCGAACTACCTCGACGAGTCGACCCTAAGTCCTGAGATCAAACCGGTGATGAACCTGGATAACATCACCGAGGGCGTCGACCAGATGCAGCAGCTCCTGAATCAGGACAGTCTCGTGGCGCCGGTAACGGCGCAAATGGCTTCGCAGGCAGCCGCACAGCCTGCCGTCACGGCCCAGCCGCAGCCTCAGGCTACAGGCGATAGGCCGTTCGGAGACGCGCAATCGGTTGTATTCAACCAGTACAACACGTCTCCTCGAGAGCTGTCGACGGCCGAGATCTATCGACAGACGCACAACCAGCTGAGTCAGGTAAGGGAGGCTATGTATCAGCTATGATCCGCACCATCGTCCTCACCAATCCCGGTGGCGAGACGTTGGCGCTTGATCTCTTCGAGCCGTGGAAGACCGGGATCGCCGTCAAGAACGTCGACGGTCTCGGTCCTGGCAAGGCCGATATCAACACCACCGACCTTGCCCTCACCGACTCAGCTCTATTCAACGGTTCCAGGGTGCAGAAGCGCACTATCTCTCTCACCCTGGTCCCGGTGGAGACCACCACGCATGACGTGGAGCAGTCCAGGCAGATGATCTATCGGTTCTGCCAGATCAAGCGGCCAGTACGAGTCACTGTGTATGCCGACCACCGTCAGGTATACACCGACGGATATGTCGAGTCCTCAGAGCCCGACATCTGGTCCAACCTAGAATCTCACAAAATCTCAATCCTCTGTCCTTACGGCTATTGGTATGACAACCGCGAGGATGCTTCGGATCTCATCAACTTCGACGTGGAAGAGGCGGCATTCGAGTTCTCCTGGGAGGACCCTCTCCCAGATTCCCCGACTCTCGAGTTCTCACGCACCTTGTCCGACAAGACGGCTATCGTGAACTACGAGGGCGACGTCGAGGCAGGATTCCTTCTGCGTATCAAGATCCTCAAAGCCAATCCGCTACCGATTACCTTGACCGAGACGGTCTGGCAGCAGACTATGAAACTCACGGGCAAGTGGACTCCGTCAGCCACTGCGTATCAGCCGTCTGTCGGAGACACCATCGAGGTGGATACTCGGATCGGTCAAAAAGGAATCTATTTGGAGAAGCCGGACGGCAAGCGCTACAAGGGGATGTATTTCCTTGACTTCAACTCCGACTGGCTGCTCATGCATCCTGGACGGAATGAGTTCCACTACGCCATGGCAGACAAGACGGCTGTGGATATTCGATTCACCACAGACATCACGTATCAGGGGGTGTGAATGTATCTGGCTGTACTCGACGAGTCCTGCAATCTTACGCACCTCGTTGATGACTATATCTCTGTCGTGTGGACCGAGAGATTCCACGGCTACGGCGATTTCAAACTGGTTGTGCCCGGAACTTACGCCAACCTCCAGGAGTACCAGCTTGATTACTACTTGTTCACCAAGGATACGAACAAGCTGATGATCATCGAGCAGGTCGAGATGGAGACGCACTACGGTGAGTCCAGCACGCTCACGATCACTGGTCGCTCGATCGAGTCCATCCTCGACAGAAGAGTGCTTCACCCGTATCCGGTGAACGACTACACCATCTGCGCCAAGCACGAGTCCACCAACGGCATCATCCGAGACGTCGTCAAAGACATGACGAATCTGCTGTTCAAGGTTGACGACCTGGAACACCAGCGGCACGTGGACGGCTTTCGCTGGTACCATCCTTGGGATCTACCCGCCGACATTCTGCATGGCCGAGACGGAAACGCCATGGATATCGGGTCTATGCGACTCGGATCCAACGAGGCGATCAGGACGTCCTCGGGATCTCACGTCGAGAATGCGGGGGTCTACGGGGAGGCCACCTGGGATCAATACATCATGCAGGGCTCGTGGTACTCCTTGATGCAGGATATCACGGATCTTAACATGAGCGGATGGGCGATCGAGTTTGCTGACAATAATCCGTGGTACTGGTACGGTTACGCGTATCTTGGGATCAACCGAACAGACTCGCAGAATAAGAACCCCCCGGTGACGTTCTCCCCCTCGTTCGAGAACCTGTCCAAGGGCACGTATCTCAAGTCCAAGGTCGGGACTCGAACTAAGATCTTCTCCGGACTCCAGCAGGTGCACGTCACCTCGGGCATGGAGCAGGAGTACATGTGGCAGACGGACGTGAACATTCAGAATGAATCCGTCCAGGTCGGCACAAAGGGTCTTGGTCTGCGTGAGGGATATCTCGAGAATCCCGGAGTCATGACGCATAACGGTTACCTCGCTACGAGTCAGAACTCCGCGAGAACCGGAAACACGGGGGTGGACCCGGAGGCCGCCAGACGACAACTGAAGGACAAGTGCGACACGGAACTGTGGAAGCACATGCCTATTCAGATGTACGAGGGCGTCGCCGCAGTCAACTCGATTTACAAGTACCGCGAGGACTTCTTCCTGGGCGACTTCGTACAGATCGAGAACGAGTACGGCCAGAAGGACGTTGCCCGGGTAACCGAGTACGTTCGTTCATCAGACGTCAACGGGGACACCTTCTACCCCACGTTCTCGTCTTTGTCAGATCTACAGAAGAGTAAGCCGGGGTTGAACATCAAATGACGCTTACCAGTGGTTTCTACTCCTCGAAGGATGGAGACCGCAAGTATTCAGCAGAGCAGATGGGTGAGCTCTTCGACGGACTCATTCACTACGGTATCTATCAGTCATACGGTCAGGCCCTGGGCGTTACGGCGATCAGCGGCAAGTGGGCGGTCCGCATCGGCACGGGTCGCGCATTCCTCAACAAGACTTGGGTGAATAACGACGCGCCGTACGACCTTCCGCTCGAGCAGCCCGACGTCACCCATCCTCGCTGGGACTTGGTCTGCTTGCGCATCAACAGAGACCCGTCGGTCAGGGCCGCTTCATTCGCCGTCTACAAAGGCGTGTCCAGCAGCAATCCGCAGGTCCCGAACGTGCGAAACACGGACCTCGACAAGTGGTATCCTCTGGCGAGGATTCGCACGAGCCCTGGCATGCAACAGGTCACACACAACCAGATCTGGAATGCTCGAGGTTCGTCTGCTACACCTTGGGTGACCGGCGTCGTCGAGAGTCTTGACGCCTCGACTCTCTATGCTAAGTGGGATGCCCAATACGAGCAGTGGTCCTCTGAACAGCAGAAGACGCAATCTCTGAATTTTCAGAACTGGATGGCCGAGCAGAAGTCGGACTACGAGTCCTGGCGCAATACTTTGAATACCACCCTCGACGGGAACGCCGCGACGAAACTCGCTCAGCGTCTCGACAAGGTCGAGAAACAGATCTCGTCGTTCACGCAGGGCGTAGCGATCAAGGACGTCCTTCTGGACGCTCAAAATGGCGCAGAGATACAGGACCATGCGGGCAACCCCATCAACGCCCAACGCCTCTACATGATGGTTTGAGAAGAGGAGTACATCTATGAAGATCTCGGACTATCCCGAGGCCACATACATCGGTCCGAACACCGATTACTTCATTGTTCAGAACGGTACCACCAGCACGAAGAAGATCAACGCGGACTCGTTCAGGTTCGCGATGTTCGACAACGTGCCGATGATGCACCGAGTCCTAGCCAGAGGTTACAACCTCGGTTCTTCATTCACGATCCAGCAGCAAGCCGCCATTTCCTCAGGTCAGTTCACGAACCTGTGGATCGGCGACTACTGGACTACGGGCGACACGAAGTGGTACATTGTCGATTTCGACTATTGGGGTGCGTGCGACCCGTCGATCGGCCGCCACATCGCTGTTATGCCAGACCGCAATACCTCTTCGGCGGTGTTGCACCGAGGCGAGTACTGCGGAGGATTCCGCAACAGCGAGCTCTTCGCGGCCCTGAACGATAACCCGAAGACGAACGCCACGAAGGCCTACGGTCTCTTCGGAGAGTCGCACATTCTCGCGCACAACTCCTGGTTCGAGAACCGTTGGGACACGGACACCAAGTACGGCGGCACAGTTCGCGAGGAGGGGTACCGCCTGTACGCCCAGAGCGGTGAGGTGTTCAAGATCAAGGTCACGATTCCCACGGAGCAGATGCTCTTCGGTGCTCACATTAAGCAGTCGTTCCAGAACGGCTCTGAGGGTGCGTACCGTGCCGAGTGTCGACAGCTGCGTTATTTCCAGTTGTTCAATCACCAGAACCCGAACGAGGATTTCTGGCTCCGTGACCAGACGTGGGCCAACTACTTCAGCGCCTGGAAGGGGAACATCGCTCGTGATGAGATCATGACGAGCTCTCTCGGAATCCGGCCGGTTCTGGCTATCGGAGGCTGACACGTGCGCCCAGAGCTGACCATGATATTGACCATCATGACGAGCGTACTCGCGTCCAGTGGTCTATGGGCATTCCTGGATCGCAGGGCGGAGAGGAAGGACGCTCGAACACAGCTCCTTCTCGGCATCGCGCACAATCAAATAATGGCTCTCGGGACGGCGTATCTGTCTCGAGGATATATCACCATCGACGAGTACGAAGATCTGCAGAAGTATCTGTATTCCCCGTATTCGTCTTTCGGCGGTAACGGCATGGCCGAGAAGGTCATGAAGGAAGTCCAGGAACTTCCTATTCATTTTCCGGAGAATCGAAAACACTACAGACCGGAGGACAAGCATGTCTAACTCCACCTATGACAAGGCCAAGTGGGTTGCCCTTACCCTGCTTCCCGCACTGTCGGCCCTCTACGTCGCTCTCGCCGCCTCGCTCGGCTGGGGGCACGTGGACGCGGTTGTCGGTGCCATCGCCGCCGTCGACACCTTCCTCGGCACGCTGCTCGGCATCTCCGCCAAGAACTACACCCCGTCCGCCGACGGCGTGCTGCACGTCGACCACGCCAAGCAGGAAGTCTACGCCGCTCTCGAGAAGCCGGCGAAGGACCTCACCGAGAAGAAGACCGTCACCCTGGCGGTGAACGAGGTCGCCTGATCGCGTCCTCAACATGTCCTATAATGAGAACCCCATCTGAGAGGACATCATCAAATGAACACTCCCGAACACAATGCTGAGAATGCACTGAAGGACGCTTACGCATTCATCGACGGAATGGACCCCGACGCGGAGGCGTACGCGAATGCGCTCGCCAACATCCGCGAACTGGAAGCCATCTGCGCGAAGCATCGAGACGAAACTCGGCGTGCTGAGAAGCACGAGAGCGAACTCGATAAGCAGCGAGCAGTCAAGCTTCCGTCCCCGGACACGATCGTCACATGCGCGACGTCTCTCGTGTCGGTCCTTCTCGTCGTGAAAGCTGAGAGCATCCTGCCGGTTACCAGCAAGGCACTCGGATTGATCACGAAGGTCCGTATCTGACCGTTCAACGTCCCAGAACTCATATTCAAGCAACTCGCAAGAACATGGGTTCTGGGACTTGGATTCTAAAAATTCCCGGGTGGGTCGTCAGGACTCGCAAACTCAACATGCCCCATAATGAGACCCCGACTATTGGAAGGAATACGCCATGTCCTACGGCACCAAGCTCAAGGAGATCGCTCTGCACGACTCGCTCGCGGTTTGGCTGTACCTCGACAACCTCGAGAAGACAGCCGATCCCGTGTACGCGAACGCGCTCGAGCGGCTTGCTTACGAGCGGCTTGCTCAGGATCACGTGACCGCCTGAACATATTCATAACTCAACCCCACGAACCCCGTAACAAGGGTTCTGGGTTTCCCGTGATACGATAGGAGCACACATGGGTTCTGCACTGGTGACAACGGCATCCAAGTGGATCGTCCGGAACCTCCCGGCCATCCTGACGGGGTCCGCCGTGGCAGGTCTTGGTGGAACCGTATATCTGGCCGTCAAGGCGGATCGAGAGGTCCAGGCCATCAAGCGTCGGCAGCGCACGTTCAGCGAGAAGGATTGGAAGACCAAGTACAATGTCGCCTACAAGCTCTATGTACCCGCAGCCCTCGCCGGCGCGGCAACAGCGGCGTCCATCGTGGGTGCCTTTGCGATCGGGAATCGTCGTCAAGCCGCAGCAGCCGCAGCCTACGCGTTCACGAAGGAGTCGTACGACCGCTACCGTGCCACGACACGACAGGAGATTGGCGACGAGCGGGAACGTGAGCTTGCTACTCAAGCTGCTGAGCGAGTGAAAACTCCGGCCACTACGACAGTTGTGGGATCAGGCGATGTCCTGTTCTATGATGGACACAGCGGTCGCTATTTCCACTCCACGATCGAGACGGTTCGGCAGATTCAGAACAATCTGAACTACCAGCTGCTCAAGGGCGATCTGGTGTCTCTGAACGACTTCTACGCAGCTGTCGGTCTTGAGCCGACGGACCTCGGACAGCAGCTGGGCTGGAACGAGCCGAATGCAATCGATATTCGTTTCGGATCCACGATCACGGATGACGGTAAGCCCTGCGTCGTCACGGACTTCCTTCTTGAGCCCACGGAGGCTTGGTTCCGTTTCGCGTGACGAACACGGATTATAGTGAGAGAAAGGAACCACCATGACAAGTAGAATTTCATCCGTTGCTGGATTTGTCGCTGATGTCACTGCTAGTGCTGCAGCCGACGCGATTCTGATGTCGTTGTGTCCTCCTGCTGGCACCGCCGTTACGGTGATGCGCCACGTGGGAGTGCACGCGATTTCAGCCGCAGTCGGCTCTGCCACGGGCAAGTCGATCAGAGAACAGGTCGAGGAGACGGTCGAGACGATTCGATCCATGAATCAGTCCTGAACCTGAGAGCTCAGAGTCCCTAACACGGGCTCTGGGTTTATTAAATCGCAGCCTCAACATACCCTATAATGAGAACCCATCTATCCGAAAGGAATACTCATGTCTGAGAACACCTCCACCACCGTTGTTGAGAACGAGAGCGAAGACGCTCCCTTCATCACGATCGACTGGACGCAGGCTGTTCCCGCGGCGAAGAAGTTCGCACGCATTGCTGCTCCCGCAGTCACCGGCATCGCGCTGGCTGTGGTGATCCGCAAGGTCGTGAAGAACGCTTCGAAGCAGGACGCCGACGTGGCCGATCTGACCGAGGGCGTTGACGTTCCCGAGATCGACTCGGCGGACGAGAACGAAGACTGACACATCCATCTGACAGACACTCGACCCCCATGGGCCCCTAACACGGGCTCATGGGGTATCATTTCGCCAAGGAGCATTACATGATCAAGCAGACCGTGACGGCCGAGGACTTCGACGGAAACTCGCACACACAGACGCTTTGGTTCCACCTCAACAAGACGGACGTACTCGCCCTTCAGCGAAAGTTGCCTCGAGGAATCGAGGATACGATCGCCACGCTTGCGAACAAGAAGCGTGAGGACGTCACTGACGAGGATACCTGGACGCTGTATGATTTCTTCAAGCTTCTGATGGATTCCAGCTACGGACGCAAGTCTGCAGACGGTCTCCATTTCGAGAAGTCGGAGGAGATCCTCCACGAGTTCCAGTCCTCCATCTTCTACGACGAGTGCCTGCTCGGACTTGTCCAGAAGGAGGAGAAGGCGATCGCGTTCTTCAACGGCATCTTCCCGAAGACGCTGATCGACCAGGCCAAGGCTGAGCACCCCGAGCTCTTCCCCGCTAACTGACTATAAATCGAAAGGAACACACACATGTCTAGCAGCGTTCCGATTCGTGGATCCCTTCCTGCGAACAGCAACCGTAAGCCCGTCGAGCGAGTAACGTCCAAACCGGCCATCGTCAAGGATCGCACGATCCAGCAGAAGGCGCGGGACGCATTTCTCGGTGACGACGTAAAGAGTGTCGGAGACTTCCTCGTCTGGGACGTGGTTGTTCCGGCGGTCAAGAACACGATCTCGGACATGGTGACCACCGGTGTCAATCGTCTTCTCTTCGGCGAGAACAGGGCGCCCCTGAGCACCGCCAGGACGGACCATACGTCATATTCTCGAGTCTATCGGGATCGAGGTGACAGCTCGTCGAGGAATCGAGGATTCGTCAAGCCCGTCGGACAGTATGATTTCTCAAGGATCGTCATCCAGTCTCGCACCGAGGCGGAGGAGGTCCTGAGCAACCTTGATCGGACGATCGAGGAGTACGACTTCGCGGCTGTCTCCGACTTCTATGATTACGTCGGCGTCAGCAAGGAGTACACGGACGACCGTTGGGGCTGGCGGGACCTTCGAGGCGCCAGCATCATGCGAGTCGCTGAAGGATACGTCATCAACCTGCCTCGTCCGGAGTCGTTGTGAGAAAAGAAGCGCCTAAAGCTATCTCTTGGATCATTGTCGCTGTAGTCGTTCTCTCGGCTCTATGGGTGATGTGGATCTGCCCGGGAATCATCGCCAAGCTCATCATCACGGTCGCTGTAATCGCATCTCTCTGGTCAGCACTAGTGGAGGATCTCAGAAAGTGAAAAATGTCGATTGGCTCTTCGTCCTGTTCTGGTTCTTGATTGCTTGCGCATATGGAGCAATCATCGTCGGAGCCTTGATGAATGGATGGGTGCTGTTTCTGGTCATCATGGGTGTTCTGTCGGCTGTAGCGCTCGTTGGTGCAGGAGGAAAGTGATGGGGTTCAGCGCATTCACGATCGTCTCACTCGTTCTGTTAGTCGCCCTCATGGAATGGACGCTCAGATGAGTGCCGCGATTATCATCTTTGTCATTCTCGTCGGAATCGTCTGGGCATGCTACGATGACTTCCCCGACTGACTCGGTGGTGGACGATGTCCTCACAGCTACCGTCTCCGCCCTGGCGGTCCTCAAGATCGCTGGGGCGGAGCGAGCGCTGGCATTTCAAACGCTGGCGTTCCTACATTATATGTCACCGAGGGTACGGTATTATGCGTCTATCACGAATGCGAGAGGCGCTGATCGGAATCAACCCGGATCGAACGGACTGGGTTAAGACCGTTAACGCCCTCCCCGATTCCAGAATCGTATACTTATATCACTCTTATCGCGAAAGGAACTTCATCAAATGAGTTCGGCAATTCTGACCAGGGGCTTCGGTAAAGCCTCTCTGGTCGTGTCTAAGCACGCTCCCGCCATTCTCACGGCTATGGGGGTCGCAGCGTTCACCACTAGCACCGCCCTGGCCGTCAAGGAGTCCTTCACTCTCACGGGTGAGGTGTACGACGACCTTCTCGAGATCAGTGAGCTCAAGGAGACCCCAGAGCCGGCTGACGAGGAGGCGAAGCAGGAGCTCGCCACCAAGCGCGCCAAGACTTATGGACGCTTCGTCCTCAAGGTCGCCAACCACTACCGTCCTGCGCTGATCGCCGGTGCTATCGGCACTGCGAGCGTCGTTGCGGCGCACCGTCTCTCGGCCAAGCGCATTGCCGGTCTGACCATGGCTGTTGCTGCTGCGGACGAGTCTCTTCGCAAGTACAAGAGCGCCATCGAGAAGGCTTTCGGCGCTGAGGCTGTCCAGGAGGCCTTGAGCAAGAGTCGTGAGGCGATCCTTGCCGAGGCTGTGAAGGTCGACGAGGACGGGAACGAGACCTTTGACGGCGAGGGCATCCTTGACCAGTACGGCCTGTCTCAGTACGCGGTGGTGTTCGACGAGAACGCCTCGCTGTGGGAGCCGAACGAGGACTTCGACATCATGATGCTGAACGCTCAGGAGAAGTACCTGAACAACAAGCTCATGTGCGACGGGTACGTGCTTCTCAATGACGCGTACACCACTCTGGGTCTGCCCAAGACGTCTGCTGGCGCGGTCGTCGGATGGGTCTACAAGGGCGGCGAGGGAGACGGTTACATCTCCTTCGGGGATTTCGAGTCTCGCAATGTCCGCCACTACGACGCCGCTAGGGGTCGTGAAGTTACCGACTTTCTCCTGGACTTCAACGTCGACGGCGTGGTCTGGGACAGGATTGACGAGGTTTCCGTCCGATGAATGCTAAAGTTGCCATTGTCGCTGCCGCCGCGCTGGGGGCTGTCGCGGGCTTCGGCCTGGGATATTCTCTGGCGCGGCGCAGTGCCGCCCAGGAGAAGGAGGAGCTCCAGTCCTCCCTCGAGGCGGCGCACAAGGACGTTGAGGTTTACGCGCAGCACGCGACCGAGTCCGCCAAGACCGTTGAGGAGCTCGAGGAGAAGCGCAAGCGTCTCGAGTACGAGAACGGTCGTATGTCCTACCAGGTTCAGCAGATGAATGAGGCGAAGCGCATTCGCAAGCTCGTCGAGGAGGACTACGCCAAGAACCCGGACATCATCGATGAGCCGGTCGACATGGAGCACTCGAGCCAGGAGGCTTACGAGGCTGTTCCTGAGAGTAAGCGCATGGAGGTCCGGTACTACACTGTTGACGACGTCCTCTGCGATTCGGACAACGTCGTGATCGAGGATGTCAATGGCTGGATCGGGGAGATGGGCGCCCAGAGCACTTTGGGGTATCTCACCACCTTCTACGTCTACAACACTCACAAGGACCTGCAGATGAAGCTCGAGATCGTCGAGGATTCATACGAGCAGGATGTTCTTAGGAATATTGACGAATGAGAACTCTAGAGGATATTGAGAAGGAGCTGCAGGACGGTCGGTATTTCGATGTCCTGTACGACCTGGTGGCCAAGGACCGCGAGGACATAACTGACCAGTCCTACAGGATGCTTCTGGGTGTCCTGGACGGGGTGGAGTTCAGGGACACCCGCGGTATAGACGGCAATCGGATTCAGGACGCTCAGGAGCTTCGTGCTGATCTGATCGCCGAAATGGCCCTGGATCACACGGCCGTGCGTCCGTTCATGAATGTGTCCCTGCTCGAGGTAATGATCGCCATTGCTAGTCGCCTTGGACAGATCACGGGCGACGAGGACACAGCGTTCTGGTTCTGGGAGATGGTCTCGAATCTGGTTCTTGACGGAGTCGACGACAATGAGTTCTGGTCGGACCCGGAGAGCTACGAAGCCGAGATTCTCGATCGCGCCGAAGACGTTATCAACATCAACTACGACCGAGACGGTCTGGGCGGCCTGTTCCTCCTCAGAGAGGGGGTGGCGCCTCAGGATATGCGAGACACTGAGCTGTGGTACCAGATGCAGTACTACGCGAACGAGGTGTCTCCCTTGTAAGGAGAACACATGAGTTTTTTCAAAGTGACGGAGTACGAGGATCATAAGACCAAGGTTCGCAAAGTCCGTCCGTCGTATCGCAACACGTGCCCCGACGACCTGATCATTCGTGGAGGCGCTTTCTACGCGGTATATTTGCCTGAAAAGGGTTTGTGGTCCACCGAGGAATTCGATCTCGTGCATCTGGTCGACAAGACGCTTGAAACGTATTCCTCCGAGCACGGAAACCCGAAGGTGATGAAGCTCGAGGACCAGGACAGTGGGCAGTACAAGTTGTTCAAGTCCTGGTTGCGCAACATGCCGGACAACCCCCGCGCTATGGACCGCAATATCCTGTTCCGTTCCTCTCCAAAACGCAAGGAGGACTACGCCACCAAGCGTCTGTCCTACGATCCTGTCGCGGGGGACTGCAGCTCCTACGACAGACTCATGGGAACACTCTTCGAACCTCCGGAGAGGCAGAAGCTGGAGTGGGCCACTGGTTCAATCCTCGCGGGGGACAGCAAGAAGATTCAGAAATTCTTCGTGCTCTACGGACGAGGGGGAGTCGGTAAGTCCACGTTCTTCCGTATTCTCAACATGCTATTCGAGGATTACGTTGGAACATTTCAGGCAAAAGCCCTCGGTCAGGCGCAGAACCGTTTCGCTCTCGAACCTCTCAAGTCGAATCCGTTGTTGGCGATCGACGATGACGGCGACTTGAGCAAGATCGAGGACAACACTCGCCTCAATCAGATCGTCTCTCATGAGAGGCAGATCATGGACGAGAAGGGGAAGGGCCTGTACGAGATCGCGTTCGACACGATGCTCTTCGTCGGCACAAACTCGCCGGTGAAGATCACGGACGCGAAATCCGGGGTTATTCGTCGTCTGATCGACGTCCGCCCTTCAGGACGGCGTCTATCCAGGAGCCAGTACGAGCTTTGCATGCAGGAGATATCCGAGACAATTCCGCATATAGCGGAGCACTGTCTAGAGGTGTATCGAACTTTGGGTCCGTGGGCTTACGACGCTTACGAGCCCATTGCCATGCGCAGCGGAACAGAGCCGTTGTTCAACTTCGTTCTTGAAATGGAGGACGAGCTGGACCAACCGGACGGAATAACGCTTAAGCGGGCGTATTCGTTATACAAACAGTACTGCGACATGGCGAACATCGAGTATAAGATGCCGATGTATGTATTCCGTGAGTCATTGAAGGACTTCTATAAGGTTTTCAAAGATCGGGATCAACGGAGCGGAATGAATCGCCGGTCGGTGTACTACGGGTTCGACCATAGTTCACTTCGAGATAAGGACGGAATCGTTCAGGAGAAACCTGAAACGTGGCTGAAACTGAATGAGCAGGATTCATATCTGGACTCCAGATATGCGGACATGCCGGCGCAGTACGCAACCCCTGACGGCCATCCCGGAAAGCCCTGGGATGACGTCACAAAAACTCTGAAGGAACTCGACACGAGGAGCGAGCACTTTGTCCGTCCACCAGTCAACGAGGTCGTCATCGATTTCGATCTCTCTGAAGGGGGATCCAAGTCTCTTGAGCGCAATATTGCAGCCGCAGCTCAGTGGCCTCCTACATACGCTGAGCTCTCACGAAGCGGAGGAGGTATCCACCTCCATTACGTTTACGATGGAGACACCGACAGACTCCGCAATTTCGTTGAAGACGGAATCGAATGCAAAGTCTATCGAGGAAAGTCAGCACTCCGCAGGCGTCTCACCAAATGCGGAGGACGACCGACTCTTGCGCGACTTTCCGAAGGGGACCTCCCTCTCAAAGAGGAACCTGTGATCTCGGACACCCGCATGAAGAGCGAGAAGGCCCTGCGTCAACTAATTCTGCGTAACCTTCGCAAAGAGATACATCCCGGTACAAAACCGAGCGTGGATTTCATTCGCAAGATCCTGGATGACGCATATTCGTCAGACTTGTCGTATGACATTTCGGACATGCGAAATCAGGTCATGGCGTTCGCAGCATCCAGCACCCATCATGGGGCGTACTGCCTTGAGCAAGTGGCGAAGATGCACTTCCAGTCCGAGGATGACGAGGAATCCGAGACCCCGCCTGTGTCTGACGGAGACCTCATTTTCTTCGACTGCGAGGTGTTTCCCAATCTCTTCCTCCTTAACTGGAAGGTCCAGGGCAACGAGAAGGTTGTCCGAATGATCAACCCGGATCCCGAGGAAGTGGAGTCGCTGTGCAGGAATCGTCTTGTCGGGTTCAACAACCGCAGGTACGACAATCACATCCTCTACGCTCGGGTCATCGGGTATTCGAACTACGAGCTGTACAAGCTCTCGAAGAGGCTCATCGAGTCCCACGTCAAGGCCGGCTTCGTCGAGGCGTACAACCTCTCCTACACGGATGTGTACGACTTCGCAGCGAAGAAGCAGTCCTTGAAGAAGTGGGAGATCGAGCTCGGTCTCAAGCACGATGAGCTCGGTTTCGACTGGGACGAACCGGTGCCCGAGGAGCACTGGGCACGCGTGAGCGAGTACTGCGATAACGATGTCATATCCACGGAGAAGGTGTTCGAGCACCTCCACGAGGATTGGGTCGCACGTCAGGTTCTCGCAAAGGTGGCCGGGCTTACGCCGAATCACTCGACTAACGCCCTGACAACCCGAATCATTTTCGGCAAGGAGAAGCATCCGCAGCTGGTCTACACGGACTTGAGCGAGATGTTCCCCGGATACAAGTACGAATACGGCAAGTCTACGTACAAGGGCGTGGAAGTCGGCGAAGGAGGTTACGTCTATGCTGAGCCTGGTATTCATCGCGATGTTGCTCTTCTGGATGTTGCATCACTGCATCCTACGTCCATTGAGCAACTCAATCTGTTCGGCGAGTACACGTCGCGCTTTTCGGAGATCAAGATGGCTAGGATCGCCGTCAAACATGGCGATACGGCATCCGCTGCTAGTCTTCTTGGGGGTGCTCTTGGTCCGTACCTGGGATCGAAAGAAGAGCTCTCGGCCCTCGCATACGCCCTCAAGATCGCCATCAACAGCGTCTACGGACTCACGGCTGCCAAGTTCGACAATCCCTTTCGGGACCCCCGTAACGTCGACAACATCGTCGCGAAACGCGGGGCCCTATTCATGGTGGATCTGAAGGAGGCCGTGCAGGAGCGAGGATTGACGGTCGCGCATATCAAAACCGATTCGATCAAGATTCCTAACGCAACTTCCGAAGACATCCAGTTCGTCATCGACTTCGGCAAGAAGTATGGATACGACTTCGAGCACGAGGCCACATACGATCGCATGTGCCTTGTGAACGATGCGGTCTATATCGCCCACGACGAATCCGGATGGCACGCAACCGGCAAGCAGTTCCAGGAGCCCTATGTCTACAAGAAGCTGTTCACCAGAGAGCCCATTGAGTTCAACGACTATATCCAGGCAAAGTCCGTCACAAGCCGGATGTATCTCGCACCCGATAGTGACGACGTCGTGCCGGAGGATCTCAAGTTCATCGGTCGTGTGGGAACGTTCGTTCCGGTCCTTGACGGAGGCGGAAGACTTCTACGCGAAACGCATAGAAGGGACCCCGACGGACAGGACGTCATATCCTACGGAGCGGTCGCGGGAACCAAGGGCTTCCTATGGATGGAGTCAGGGGACGCTCTTCTGACCGGGGCGCGGATCGACCAGCGATATTATGACAAGTTGGCCGAGGATGCCTTGGATCAAATCCGAAAGTACGGTGACGAAGAGGTCTTCCGAGCCGTCTGACATTCGACAGTGGGGTCTTCATCGCGAGGTTAACAATGCCTATAATGGAGACCCCACTATCGAAAGGAAAGACTATGAACAAGAAGCTCGTCAAGATCGCTGTTGCTGCGGTTGTCGCGGGTGCCGTCACAGGCATCTGCCAGGCCGCGTACGACGCGAAGGACAACGAGACCGATCAGGAGAAGTGACTCCGAATCCGTATCCGTGAACAACGGGTATGGATTATTTTTTTTACAGAGAGGAACACATGGAGACTTTCACACGACGTCTGGATGCCGAGGAGGCGGCGATTCTGCAGGATCACGTTCTCGGTCTTCTGCCCACGACGAAGGAGACGCATCTTTGCCTTCTGGCCACCCTCGACGAGGAGATCCCAGAGGTCTACAGCGACTACGAGGACACTATGCTCACCGTGATGCGCAAGGAGATCTCACGCATCACTGATTGGCTCAAGAACTACTGATAGGAGAACACACCATGGCAAACTACATTATTCGCAACGCGCGCCTTCTGTTCCGAAACTTCTCGGGGGCTCCGAACAAGTTCGGCAACACGGACAGGACGTTCTGCGTTATTCTGCCTCCCGACAAGGAGCGGGCGTTCCGGGAGGAGGGCTTCAACGTCAAGACTCTCAAGCCTCGTGGCGAGGAAGAGGAGCCCACGCCTTTCGTTCAGGTCAAGGTTCGTTACGGGTATCGTCCGCCCAAGGTCACTCTGATCGCCGGCGGCGCGAGAACCCCCTTGAACGAGGGCACGATCGGTCAGCTGGACTTCGCGGACATCGAGCAAGCCGACTTGAGCATTCGTCCTTACCATGGTCGGACTCGAGCGGGCATCGAGTTCTGCACGGCGTACCTCGACAAGGCGTATATCACGATCGCCACGGACGAGCTCGATGCGATTTACAACCCGCCTGCTCCGGAGGAAGAGGAGCCGCCGGAGGAGTGGCGCTGATGATATGCAAGAAGGACGTCGAGGGCGGTAAGGCTTTCTGGACAGCGGTCACGGCAAGCCGGGTTGTTCTGCCGAATGGGGTGGAGGCTGAGCGAATGACCTATAATCCGACGGGATGGTGGCTCCTCAACGGGGACGACGAGTACTGGGTCTACACCGCCGAGGAAATCGGTCGCGTCGTGTTCACTCCCGGCTCTCGGATGATAGCATATCCTGTGGGCCAGCCCTATGCGATCTGTGACAAGTCGGAGTACGAGTACGAGCTCAAGGACGATGCTATCGTCATCAAGGAGCGGGTCGACCGGTTCAAGGCCACTCCCCCTTGGCGGGAACGAACACTGTCCTCGGATAACGTCTCGCATCCGTCACACTACGCCAATGGCTGGAGCAACGGAGCCGAGGTGATCGACCTCACCGAGCACCTCTCGTTCTGCGCGGGCAACGTCGTGAAGTACGTCTGCCGTGCGGGACGCAAGGATCCCGGCAAGCACGTAGAGGATCTGAAGAAGGCTCGGTGGTATATCGATCGAGAGATCGAGAGAGTCGAGAGGCAGTGATGCGGTATCCGTCAACCACGAACCTCGCCGGGTACTATCAGACTCGAGCGGGGGCGGTCGTAAAGGCCGAGAAGCGGCACGGCATGTGGACCGTGCATATCGGATCGCGCGACGTCGTAACCCTCAGCGACGACGCGTTCTATTCGCTCTTCTCAGGCGTAATCTGAGACAACTCTCGAACCCGGGGGTCCTCTGGAGACATTGGGCCCCCGGGTTCGCACAGCAACACACTTTTGTATTACTACAAAGATTGGAACACACCATGACTTACGACGAGATTCTTGAGAGGGTCCAGTACTCCGTATCGCAGGCACAGCGCATGAGCGCATATTGGTCGGCCACGCTCGAGACGACACATTTCACGCACGACGTGATCTCGAAGATGGCCCGAGACTCTATGGAGTGCAAGAACCACATGAGGGCTCTGGACAGCCTTGAGGAGGACGCTCAAAACCTCCCGCTCCTTGTCGAGGACACTGACGTCTCGGACCTCCTTGCACTCGTGTTCCAGACCAGGGATGTCTGGAGCTCCATTCGAGCCACTTTGAAGAAGACTCTGAGGGAGACGATCTGAAATGGACCGCATTCGCGTTATCGTCGAGTGGACTCGCATCACCTCCCGTTTCTGGAGGCTGTATGTCGACCCCTGGAACGAGGACCAGGGGTTCCTGCGCAATGACTACCGCACCGCTCACGCATATCTCGAGGAGCTGAAGTCACTCCCCGTTACTCCGGCGCTGATCACCGCTCAGGAGGAGCTTCAGTCACTTCTCCACAATCTCGATTGGAAGGTCTCATGATTCTCCGCACATGCATCAAGGACGCACCGGATGTTATTGACGAGATCACGGGCCCGGTTACGGTCTTGAACGGCGAGTGGTGCATTCCCGTGACGTATCCGAACATGTTCCTCGAAGGGGACGTCATTGACGACGTGGTCCACTACAGTGAGAAACGTTGGACCATCACCGAGACCGAGGACGAGATCAAGGCCGTCTGGAAGCACGATCGTACGAAAGAAGCACGCCGATGAAGACTATCGTATTTCACTTGACTCACACTGATCACAACGGTAACTTGCACACCGAGACCAGGCACTGGCAGGAGCGTGAGCACAGCGTTCAGAAGCTCCTGGACATCATGCTCCGCAAGCACCGCCTGCACCGCCCTCGCCTTGTGAACAAGCGCTATGAGCTCGACCGCACGATCTACCATTACCACGCGGAGCTCTCGGATGACTGAGCGGTGGGTCGAGTCCACGTACTACGAGAATACCGAGGTGAGCGATCTCGGAAACATCCGACGGACCTCGGACAAGACTCCTCGTAACCATCCGATGCGGGTTCGCAATCGCGCCACGACCGCTGAGCCCTGCGTGACTCTGCACCCCATCGGCGCTAGGACTCCCGCTGGAGACAAAGCCTGGCGCACCGTCCCCCTGCGACGAATCGTATGGGAGACATTCCACGACGAGAAGCTGCCCAGGGGGAGGTTCGTCAAGTCTTTGAACGGGGATGTTGAGGACTGCCGGCTGTCGAATCTCTTCGTCACGTCGCCCCACGAGGTCAAGAGAGCCAAGCTCGAACCATGGACCATGACCGAGGACTACCGGCAATGCTACGAGTGGTTCACTCATTGCGTGAGTCTTGACGGGGTTGTGCGTAAGATCTCCGACGGTTTTATGTACAAGTGGGGGGCTACCGGGCAGAACCGAAGGACGCCTTATGTCACGCTGTGCCGGGAGGGTAAACGGATCCACGTCGGCGTTGCCAGACTCATGGCGGACGCCTGGATTCGTCCTGTGGAGAAGTGGGAGCGAGTCGTCCTGGACGATCCAGATGGCCCTCTGACTCTCGAGAACATCCGGATCATGAACCTGAAGGATGCCATGATCTACACGCGAGGAATAGGCCTCGCCAAGTCCATGGGGTACTCCGCGGTGAGCTTCACGAAGACCCCTGAGAAACTCAAGTACGAAGCGGCTAAGGCGATTGGAGCAGTCAGTGAGTGGGATGAATACATTTTCGGTTGACGAGTATCTGAGGGGTGGGATCGATGAGACAGTTGTTGTGCACCGCCCGACCAGCCGCCTGTGCTGGGACCACGTCACCTGGAGCTGGGGGTGGTGCTCCGATATCGACCGGTACGTCTTGACGATCTGGGATGCGAAGGGCGTCTCAGTTATCGGGACGCAGCTGTTCGAGAAGGGCAAGCACGTCTTCGAACGCTGCACCGATCCATCAGTGATCGTGACGGCGCTTTGAGCGGTCATTTATGGGCTCCCGTGGGCGATGGAAACCGAGTCGAGGTATCGGTCGACGGTGTCTGTCGCACACGGAACGAGCGATACTACTACAGGACCTTCGAGAAGGACAACGGCTATCTCGTGGTCAATCTCCCCACCTTGATCGGTAGCAGGACGTACTACTTGCACCGCGTGGTCTGGGAGTCGTTCAGAGGTCCTCTGAACCCTGACGAGCACGTATACCACATCAACGGCGACAAGCGGGATAATCGCCTGGAGAACCTCGCCGTACGCTCCCGTTCAGACGGCGTGCGGCAATCCTGGGCCAATCGGAAGGAGGCTTGGACGCAGATGGCTCTTGAACTGGACTCATGGGCGTGATGCTCTGGAGTCACCAGCAAGATGCCTTGCAGAAGATGACCGACGGGTGCATCCTGAAGGGCGGAGTGGGTTCTGGGAAGTCTCTCACGGCTCTGGCGTATATTGTCGAGTCGTATGAGACCCCCCGGTCCACTTCGCCCTCCGGGGCACCCGCCATGGTTTATATAATTTGCACGGCCAAGAAGAGGAACGACCGCGAATGGCACGACGAGGTTGTTCGTATGGGCCTTGAAGAGAGGGGGTATAGTGTCGTCATAGACTCCTGGAACAACATCGCCAAGTACAAAGGCGTGAGGAAGGCGTTCTTCGTCTTCGACGAGGCTCGCGGAGGTGGCCAGGGGGCTTGGGGGAGGGCGTTCATCAAGATAGCCCGCCAGAACCGTTGGATCCTCCTGAGCGCTACGCCCGGGGACGACTGGATGGACTACCTCAACGTGTTTCTCGCGCACGGGTTCTACCGCAACAAGACCGATTTCGTGGAGCAGCACGTCGAATGGGACCGTTTTGCGAAGTACCCGAAGGTGAAACGTTGGCATAACCAGAGCAAACTCCAGGGTTTCAAGCGCCTCGTGACCGTTTCAATGCCCGATAAGCGCCACACGCGCCGAATTGTCGAGTGGGTGGATGTACCTTATGACAAAATGGCGTTCAAAGCCTTGATGAAGGACCGTTTCGATCCTTGGAAGATGGAGCCCATCGAGGATGCCGGAGCACTGTGCTATGCTGCTAGACGCATGGTGAATGACAACAAGGCTCGTATGGAACGCGTGAGAGCCATTCTGAGGCGTTTTAAGCGAGCGATCGTATTCTACTCCTTCGACTACGAGTTAGAGCTTCTACGTGGCTTACACGGCCTCTCAGGGGTATCTGTGAGGGAGTACAACGGGCACAAGCACGAATCTTTGCCGGAGGGGGAGTCATGGGCGTACTTGGTGAACTACGCCTCGGGTGCCGAGGGGTGGAATTGCGTGACAACGGACTGCATGATCTTCTTCAGTCTGTCTTATTCCTGGCGTCAAACACAGCAGTGTATGGGGCGGATCGACCGGATGAACACCCCATACACGAACTTGAGGTACTGGTTTCTCTACACGCAGAGTGACATAGATCTCGCTATCCGACGTGCTCAGGGCCGAAAGGAGGTCTTCAACGAGAAATCTTGGGCCCTTAGCCGGGCCTGATCAGCCAGGATTGAAGTGACTGCCAACCCTCGATAGCCCTGAAAAAAAATGGCTATCGAGGGTTGGCAGTCACCGCTCGACACGGCTGCCCTGACATGGTTTGGCTGCTTTTTGGCCTCCCAGTCAGGTTTGCGACTCCGATTTCGGATTTGGCTGATGGACTTTTCGTTGGAATCATGCGCTTTTCTACCCCCTAGAAGCCAAATCCTTACTTCTTACTACTTGAAGAATAAATAATAAAAAAAGAGAGAGAAATATAGAAAATTATAGCGGTATAGGGAAAGTACTGCTTTTGGCTAGGATCGTTTACTCCTGTCACACCAGTCACAAATAGTCACACCAGTTACAGGTTTCGCCACAGTTTTAACACCAGTAACATCTGTAACATGTTCGGCTCTTACATGCTTCGACCCCCTCTATCCAAGATCTTCCATACCCACCATATCGCCTACTCAACATGCATTATAATGAAGGAGGATCATCTCCTATCGATTTACCGGAGCCGCCCCATGCTCGAACGAGACTTCCAGGCCAAGCTCATCAAGGAGATCAAGAACCGGCTTCCGGGCAGTATGGTTTTGAAGAACGACCCGAACTACAAGCAAGGCGTTCCTGATCTCCTCGTTCTCCATCGAGACCGATGGGCTGCCCTCGAGGTAAAGGCCTCCCCCAAGGCCAAGCACCGTCCGAACCAGGATTGGTACGTATCCAAGATGGACGACATGGCCTACGCCGCGTTCATCGATCCGTCCAACAAGGAGCACATTCTAGATGAAGTTCAACGATCACTCGAGGCTTGAGGGCGCACACGCATTTCTGAGCGCCAGCAAGTATCACTGGGTGAACTACGACGACGCCAAGTTGATCGAGTCCTACCGCACGGCCCAGGCCGCGGCTATCGGAACTCGCCTTCACGCAATGGCCGCCGAGCACATTCGCCTCGGTATGCGCATGCCTCGCAACAAGGTGACGTTCAACGCTTACGTGAACGACGCCATCGGGTATCGCATGACACCCGAGCAAGTTCTTTACTATTCCCCGAACGTCTACGGAACTGCTGACGCCATCCGCTTCTACGAGAACTCTCGATTCCTCAGGATCCATGATCTGAAGACGGGGGTGACTCCGGCAAGCATGACCCAGCTCAAGATCTATGCGGCCATTTTCTGCCTGGAGTACGACGTCCGTCCGGGCGATATTTCAGCAGAGCTGCGGATCTACCAGAACGACGAGGTGACGATCGAAGAGCCCGATGTCGATGAGCTCGGGCATATCATCGACAAGATCGTTCACTTCGACAAGCTCATCGAAGACATCAAGCTCGAAGACGCCTGAGGGCTAGAGCAGGAGGTTCAATGCTTCCGGACGATATTCTCGTTCACTACGGTACCCCTCGCCATTCGGGACGGTACCCCTGGGGTTCGGGCAAGGATCCCTATCAGAGCGCCAAAGGCTTCTTCGCCGAGAGACAGCGCCTTCGCGACCAAGGACTGAGCGACACCGATATTGCTCGAGCCTGGGGGATGTCCACCACCGAGTTCCGAGCCATTGGCATGCATCTCGGCGAGGAGAAGCGGGCGGGAGACATTTCACGAGCTGTCCGCATGAAGCAGGCTGGACTTCCGAACACCGTCATCGCCGAGAAGATGGGGATCAACGAATCCTCCGTTAGGAACCTTCTGTCCAAGGACGCCAGCGAGACCAAGTCCAACGTCAACAAGACCGCGGACATTCTGGCTGAGCAGGCTAAGAAGCACAAGTACATCGAGTACGGTGCGGGTGTTGAGCTCAACATGGGTTGCTCGGACGCCACGCTTCGCACGGCGGTGGAGGTCCTCAAACAGCGCGGGTACGTCACCAACGAGGTCTATATCAAGCAGGCCGGCAGCGACAAGTTCACCACACTCAAGGTTCTCTCGCCTCCTGGAACTAAGCGCTCCGATCTGATGGCCAACCGAGATAAGATCCGGACTCCGGGTATTGCCGCGGACCTGGATGGCGCGTTCACCACCGGGATCAAGAAGCCCTCATCCATCTCGTCCAAGCGGATCAAAGTTCGCTACGACGAGGACGGCGGTACGGACATGGACGGCGTTATTCAGATTCGACGAGGGGTGAAGGACCTCTCCCTCGGCAATAGCACCTACGCTCAGGTTCGAATCGCGGTGGACGGCACTCACTACCTCAAGGGCATGGCCATGTACAGTGACGACCTGCCCAAAGGTGTGGACGTCGTTTTCAACACGAACAAGAAGAAGGGCACCCCGAAGCTCGGCCCCAAGGACAACACCGTCCTCAAGCCGATGAAGAATGACCCCGATAATCCGTTCGGCGCCACGATTCGTAAGCAGCTGTATTTCAAAGGCAAGGACGGCAAGCAGAAGTTGTCGGCGATCAACATCGTCAACGACGAAGGAACCTGGGACAAGTGGAGTCAGTCTCTCGCTTCCCAGTTCTTGTCCAAGCAGTCTCCCGTTCTCGCCAAGAAGCAGCTCGCCAAAGTGCGGGAGTCGAAGCAGAAGCAGTACGACGATATCATGAAGCTGACGAACCCGAGCCTTCGCAAGAAGCTGCTCATTTCGTTGGCCGATGATTGCGACTCGGCATCTGTTCACCTCAAGGCCAAGGCCCTCCCCGGTCAGAGTTCGCAGGTGATTCTTCCGCTTCCCCACATGAAGAAGAACGAGATATACGCGCCGAACTATCGGGACGGCGAGGTGGTGTCTCTCGTTCGTTATCCGCACGGCGGTACGTTCGAGATCCCCCAGCTCGTAGTTAACAACCGTAACAAGAAGGCTCGCCGCACACTCGGGCAGGTGACCGACGCCGTCGGCATTCACCCCAGCGTTGCAGAGAGACTCAGCGGTGCTGACTTCGACGGGGACAGCGTCGTGGTTATTCCACACAGAGGTAAGACGAAGATCAAAGCCACCAAGCCTTTGAAAGGACTGGAGGGCTTCGATCCGAAGCGGGCATATCCGAAGTACAAGGGCATGAAAGTCATGTCCGACACTCAGACTCAGATGGGCAAGATCAGTAATCTTATTACCGACATGACCATCAAGGGCGCCAGCGAACAAGAGCTGGCCCGGGCTGTTCGCCACTCCATGGTCGTCATCGATGCGGAGAAGCACCAGCTCAATTACAAGCAGTCCGAGCGCGACAACGGTATCTCAGCCCTCAAGAAGAAGTACCAGTCCGGCGGAGCATCCACCCTCATTTCCAGGGCCGGCGGTGAGAAGCGCATCCCTAAGCGCAAGATCCGCTCGGCCAGAGATGGCGGGGGTATTGATCCGAAGACCGGCAAGAAGGTGTGGGTCGAAACCGGCGAGAGCTATATCGATTCCAGGGGGAAGAAGGTGCTGCGTACCGAAAAAACCCCCCGCATGGCTCTGACCGATAACGCCTACTCTCTATCTTCTGGTACCCGGATGGAGAACCTGTATGCCGAGCACGCCAACTCGCTCAAGGCCCTGGCCAACAAGGCGAGGAAGGAAGCTGTTTCTCAGCCCCGGGTCAAGAAGAACCCCCAGGCTGCCCGGCGTTATTCTCGAGAGGTAGCAGAGCTTAAGGCCCAGATCAACGTGGCCCGTAAAGCGAAGCCCCTAGAGAGACAAGCCCAGGTTATTGCTAACGGCGTGGTTGAGGCCAAGGCGCGTTCAAATCCCGACATGTCTTACAAGGACCGGGCCAAAGTAACAGCCATGGCATTAAAGACCGCCCGTCAAAGACTGGGGTATGATAGAAACGCCACCCGTATCCGCCCTACCCCCCTCCAGTACCGGGCCATCCAGGAGGGTGCTGTGTCGCAGTCGATGATTGATCAAATTCTCGAAAGCGCAGATTTGGATCACCTCAAATCTTTGGCTATGCCCAAGCAGACCCAGCCCCTCACAAGGCGGCAGGCTAATCGCATTTCTATTTACAGGAAGAACGGTTCGACCGTCGCCGAGATCGCCGATGCCCTGGGCATCAGTCCTGCTAGAGTTCGAGAGTATCTTTCGGGTACTGCTACGGTGGCCTAGCCACAGGACTCTGCATACGAAGCTTCTCTGAGCTTGCGTTCCGTTGTTTCCTGATCTCGCAGAGAAGCTCACTCAGGCCTTCACTCTATACGGGTTCTCTGAGAAGGTCTTCTGCACAGGGCCTCTATGGTGGCTCCTACACAAGGGGTTCGCTGTAGGGGCCCTGTGCACACCTGTCCGTACTCACTATCACAGCAGAGGTGGTGCACCCCTACCATGCAGGCTGCTAGGCTTACTACACTGGACAACCCTTACGATCCATTCGATTCGTTCTATCAATGGTATGAGTGGGACGAGGCACATGGGTACCACACCACCTCCTACCTGGGTAGGGTGGCATGGACTAGTGACGAACTGTCTGAAGCTGATGAAGTTCTTGCAACGAATCAAGCGATCGACGAGATCATCGAGCTCGACTTGACTGGAAACTACAAAAAAGTTGAATCGAGAGAAAGCTGAAAGTTCGAATCTTTCTATTTCTATTTTCAGCCAAACGGGGGGGAGAGGGGTCGCGAGCTCGACCACCCCTGGGCCTGTCTCTTATCCACATCTGACGCTGC